GGTGATGAGTTAGCAGCAGCTATCTATGATATCGCTCAAACATTTGATGAGCGTGACATACCTCCTACAGATAGATTTGTTGTATTACCTCCTGCGGAATATTACAAATTACCTGAATCAGCTACTCGTACTATCGATACTGATTTCAACCCAGGTGGTAATGGTTCATTTGCGTCAGGTCGTGTTCAACAGATTGCAGGTATGCCTGTGATCATGAGCAACAACATTTCACAGGAGAACAAACCTCCAGGTGGAGCTGATGCTAATGAATTAAGTGGATCTAATAACACCTATGCTGGTGACGATAGTAAGACTATTGGTTTAGTCTTCCATAAGTCAGCAGTTGGTACAGTGAAACTCATGGACATGACTACTGAAATCAGTGGAAGTGACTATGGAATTATGTATCAAGGTACATTGATGGTTGCGAAATATGCTCTTGGTCATGGAATCCTAAGACCAGAAGCAGCAGCTACAATTAAGTTGTCTGCATCTTAAATGCATATGGAGAGTATCAATCTGGGATGGGTTGGTACTCTCCTCTTTTCTTTTAAAAGATAAATGACAAAAAGTGTCAGCCTATCTTTAGGCCGTGGTGAGAAAAGTAGAAAGGGTGGCCTTACTGCTAAAGGTCGTCGTAAATACAACAAAGCCACAGGTTCTAATTTAAAAGCACCACAACCAGGAGGAGGCCCACGTAAAAAATCTTTCTGTGCTCGGATGTTAGGTATTCCAGGCCCAATGAAAAAGCCCAATGGAAAACTAACAAGAAAAGCTTTAGCCCTTAAACGTTGGAAATGCTAACCATGCCTAACAAAACTAATCAGTACGATTCATTAAAACTGAAGAAGCCTTCTAAGAAGAAAGGTTTATATGCAAACATCCATGCTAAAAGAAAAAGAATTGCTGCTGGTTCTGGCGAGAAAATGAGAAAGCCAGGAACAAAAGGAGCACCTTCTGCTCAGAACTTTAAAAACGCTGCTAAAACTGCTAAAAAATGAAACTAACTACTCGTCAAAAAAACACTTTAGCTAAACATTCAGAGCATCATAGTAAAGAACATATGAATTTTATGAAGCGTAAAATGAGAGAAGGTATATCATTCTCTAAAGCTCATAAACTTGCACAAGCTAAGGTAGGCAAATGACAGCAACAACAGAGCTAGAAGCAGTCAATACCATGCTTTCAAGCATAGGTGAATCTCCTATTAATACCTTGGTTGGTAGCTTGGGTGTTGATGCAAAGATGGCACAAACAATTTTGAAAGAGATTAATAAAGATGTTCAATCAGAAGGATGGCACTTCAACACAGAAATAGATTTAACCTTAACAAGAGATGCTTCTAAGCAGATTGCTTTGGCTAGTAATACGTTAAGAGTTGACCCTAATATTCATGATCACGCTTCAGTTGATGCTGTTCAAATTGGTTTAAAACTATATGACCGTAAAAAACATACATATGAATTTGATGAAGATTTAATTTGTACTGTTGTTTACTTCAGAACTTTTGATGAAATACCGGAACCTGCTAGACGTTATGTAATGATCAAAGCTGCAAGAATCTTTATTGATCGCATGGTAGGTGATGATGGATTAAGAACTTTTACACAACAGGATGAAATAAGAGCAAGATCAATATTAATGGAAACAGATTATTCAAATGCAGATCATAATATTTTAAGAGGTGATCCAGCATCTACTACTGTCTTCAATACATACTCACCTGCTAGTGCTTTAATTCGTTAATTATGGGTCTTATTACTCAAGCTATACCTACTCTTTTAAGAGGGGTATCACAAGCTTCTGATACACAAAAACAAGCAGACCATGCTTGGATGCAATCTAATTTTGTTAGTAGTCCTACAGAAGGATTAAAAAAAAGATCAGGAGCACAATATGTAGCGACGTTACAATCTTCAACGATGGGTAATGTACATATACAAACAATTAATAGAGATGAAACTGAAAGTTATATAGCTGTTTTTGGTGATCAAACATTAGCTATTTTTAATGCTAAAACTGGAGCACCTGTTGGGTGTGAATTGACTGATGGTCTAAGTTATTTAGACACAGATATAGAAAGAGAAGAAATAAAAACTGTTAGTATTGCTGACTATACTTTTGTTCTTAATGTAAACAAAACAGTAGCAATGGCTGCTGATGTAAGTACTGGTGCAAACAATGGAGCATTAGTTTTCTTTAATCAAGTTTCAGATAAAACTAGTTATTCAATAACGGTAAATAGTACATTAGCAACACATGATACTAGTAGTGATAATCCATTAAGCACAACAACTGTAGGAACAAAAATAAAAGATAAACTATTAGGTCAAAATGGTGAAAGTCCTAGTACTGGAAGTGCTTTAACAGGTTTTACTATTATTCAAGTTGGACCTGTTTTATGGATAAGAAAAGACGATAGTACTGACTTTACTATTGATTCAAATGATACTCAAGGTAACTCACAAATAACATTAGTTAAAAACTCTATTCAAAATTTTACTGATCTTCCTACTGTTGCTCCTAATAATTTTATTGTTGAAATTAAAGGAAGTGATAGTACAAAATTTGATAATCATTACGTCAAGTTTGTAACAAATAATGGTGGTGTCTTTGAACAAGGGCAGTGGGAAGAAACATTAAAACCAGGGATACAATTTAAATATGATTACTCAACAATGCCTCATGTTCTGATAAGAAAATCAGATGGTCTCTTTGTTTTTGGACAAGCAGATGGAGGTAATTATACTCTTTATGATAAGACAGGTACTTATTCACAAGCAAATAATGTTGTAACAGTTACTTCTACTAATCATGGTTTATCAACAGGAAATCAAATAGCCCTACACTTTATAACTGGTAGTGGTGTAAATACTACCACTGCAGTTACAGTTACTAATGCAAATACTTTTACTTACAATGTAACTGATGGAAATTTTGCTGCAAATGCCAATGTTATTTTTGGAGTACCAAACACAGAAACTTTACCTAAATGGAGTGATAGAACTGTTGGTGATTTAGATACTGCACCTAATCCTTCTTTTGTAGGTCAGAAATTAAATAACATTTTCTTTTTTAGAAATAGAATAGGTTTTCTTGCTGATGATGATGTAATTCTTTCAAGAGTATCAGACTTCTTTAACTTTTTTCCTGAAACAGTAACTACAGTTTTAGATAGTGATCCTATTGATATAGCAGCTTCTCATACAGAAATTTCTATATTAAAAAATGCAACGACAATGGGAGAAGAATTAATACTTTTCTCAGAAAAAGCACAGTTTATACTAAAAGCATCTGATGACACATTGACACCTAAGACAGCATATATAGTTGTAGCTACAGAATTTAATAGTAATACAAAAGCCAAACCTGTTAGTTCGGGTAATAGCGTTTATTTTCTAACACAAAAAGGAGAGTATTCAGGTGTAAGAGAATATATAAAACAACCAGGAGTTGAAGGAAAAGATGCAAGTGACATAACAATACATGTACCTAAATATATACCTGGTAGTGTTTTTAAAATGACTACATCTAGCAGTGAAAATATTCTTGCATTATTACCTAATAGACAAGGTGCATTCAGTGGAAAGGTTTTCAATGAGACCAATAGCCAAAACGAAAATAATGTTTATGTAAATCGCTGGTTATATGGTGAAAACTTTAATAAGGTTTTAAATTCTTGGTTTTCGCTAAATTTATATTTGAATTACAAAATTCTTAATATAGATTTTATTGGGTCTGATTTATTTCTTGTTGTAGAAAGTGCTACTGAAACAGTTTTATTAAAAATGCCTTTTGAATCCAGGTATGTAGAACCTCATGCTAATGCTCTTTCTGAAGATCGTGGATGTGAATTTCATTTAGATTTTAAAGTAACAGAAGCAACTACAGGTGTTTCTATTACTTATGACAGTAATACTAAACTTAGTACTTTTACTTTTCCTTATAAGTTATATGGAACACCTAAAATTGTAGGAAGATTTTTAGATAGTGGAGAAACAAGCACTTATATAGATAGCAAAGGAAATACAAAGACACTACAAACAGGTGAAACAATTTCAACTTCTACTATTGCTTTTAACGATTATGGAACTACTTCAGTAGTAACAGCAACAGGTGACTATAGAAATTCAAAAGTAATCATGGGTTATGCATTTAATTCTATGTATGTTTTTCCTCCACAAAAATTAATAGATGACAAAACTAATGCTCCAATATTAGGAGGTAGATTTCAACTACTTAATTTTTATTTAAAGTATGAAAAGACTGCATTCTTTGAAACATTTGTTCAGTCTTCTAGTGGTGGGTATAGCAATTATAAATTTACTCCAAACCTTTTAGGCGTAAGGTATTCAATAGGTTCTATAGGTTCTGAAACTCAACCATTAAATAAATTAAGAACACAAAAAGGAGTTTTTAAGTTTCCTGTAATGGCTAAAGCAGATATGACTTATATTGAAATTTCTAACCTTTCTTTTTTACCAGCACAATTTCTTAGTGCAGAATATGAAGCAATGTACCATTCAAGATCTAGAAGAATTTAATGGCATATTTAAGAAAATCTAATTTATCTGACCTTACTTATGTCTGTAACCATTTAAGAATTTTAGATAAAATAGAAGCTTGGTATCAAACAGGTCAACAACCAGAAGAAGCATTAAGGCTTACTTATTTATATACAGAAAAGAATTTAGCTATTGCTGGTGATGAAGATCAACCAATAGGTTTATGTGGTGTCTGTAGCGATGGAACTATATGGATGGTTGGTACAGATGAACTAACAAGTAAAAGAAGTTATAGGGTTGACCTAATTAAAAAAGGAAGGGAATGGGTAGACAGTCTATTGAAAACTTATAACGTCTTATATAATTATGTATATGCGGAGAATACTTCTGCTATCAAATGGTTAAAGGCTTTAGGGTTTACGTTTATTAAGTTGCACCCTGAATACGGCCACCTAAAAAAACCGTTCTATGAGTTTGTGAGGATCGTCTAAATGTGTGTTGCTGCTTTACCCGCTTTAGGTTTAGGGAGTACTGCTCCTTTGTTTTACGCAGGTTTAGGCTTAGGTGCTGTTAATCAAATAGTAGGAGCAAATAGAGCAAATCAACAAGCAGCATTCATGGGCCGCCAAGCAGCACAAGCAGCAGAATCTGCTAATTTAGCTTTAGCTAGAGAACAAGAAGGACTTGGAGCTAGACTTAAAGAAGAAAGAAAAGCAAACATACAAGAACAATTAGCTTTAGCTAAGAGAGGAGCACAAGCAGCAGGAGCAGTAAGAGCTAGTGAAAGATCAGGATTAACAATTGACTTATTGTTAGGTGATGTAGAAAGACAAGAAGGTGAAGCTAAAAGTTTATTAGAACAAACAATGGAGTCAGCAACTCAACAATATAGAAGAAATACTTTAGGTCTAACAGCTAAAAGAGATGATCGAAGGAATAGAGCTTTAGAAACATACAATAAAGCAAAAGGAATGAGGAGAGGACCATTAGATGTTGCTTTAGGCACTCTTAGCAGTGGCCTTTCTAGTTACACAAACCTATTAGGTTAAGCAGGATGACTAACAGTTTCCAACCACAAGCACAACCAGTAGATACATTTGTACGTCCTGTTAGTGTTGCACCTCCTACTGACTTAGATGTTTTAGCAAGAGCTTTAAAGACTGTTAATCCTGGTATTGAAGCTTTTCTTGGTAACAAGATGGATGAAGCAATTGAAGATGAACAAGCTAAAGGTAGAAATATAGCTATTCAAGAAGAATTAGATAAAGGAACATTTGGAAAAATAGTTAGCAAAGTTAGAAAAAAAGATGGAGAAAATGCTGCTAATCAATTAGTAGGTGGAAGCATATTTGCTCATAAAGCGTATGGAAGACAAAGAGCAATAAATGCAAGCTTAAGCATAGATAACAATCTACAAACGTCTTACAAAACTGACTTAATAGATATTCTTGATGATGAAGGAAACACTACACAAATACGTGTAAATGAATTATCTCCTACATCACCTGAGTTTTTAAATTGGGAGAGACAAAAAATTAACACAGTAATAAATAATATATCTAGTGACGTAGATGAAAAAATATTAAATGATTATTTTTATCCCAAATTACAAACAGCAATAACAAACTTAAAGAACTTAAGTCTTAAAAACTTTAATGAATTAAATAAAAATAAATTATTAGATCAAAGCACAGTAAAGATGAAGGAAAATACAAAATTATTTTTAAGAGCACAAACTCATAGTTTTCTTTATCCAGAATCAAAGAAAATCATGTTGCAAGAAATAGCAGATGATTTTAAAAATTTTGATATTGACATGACTAATGCTGGTATTACTGGCATTGAAAGAACTAAGTTAAATGAAAATTTAATAAATAATGCTATAGATTTAGGTGAACTAGCAGTTTATCAAAATGGTTATACTCCTGATCAAGCAAGAAAACTTGTTGATTTTTTAGCAAATTCAATACCTGGTTCTTCTAAAGGTAAATCACTTAAAAGCAATCCAAAATGGATAGAAGCATCAACTAAGTTTTATAGTGACATGTATAACTTAGAAATAACAGCAGCAGAAAGACCAGCAAAATTAAAAAAAATTGATGAACAAAATGCATTTACTAAAGATATAGAAAACTACAGAAATGAAACTGATCCAACTTTAAAATCTCAAAAGTACGAAGCATTAAAATTAAATTATCCTAGAAAAGAATTTCAATCAGATATTGACGAAGATGGACAATTAGATAATAAACCTTTTATGGAGAAGGCAAAAGAACTTAAAAAGAAAATAACTAGAGGTCGTTTTTTTGTAGATGGTACACCAGATAAAGGAAGTGCTTTTCTTGAATTAGATAAATTAGAAAAATTAGATTTAACACCAGATTCTGAAACTGAAGAAGAATTAGAAAAAATTGAAAAAGCTATAAAAGGTATGGCAAGTTATTCAAATAATTTAGACAGCATTGAAGATGACATAATTAATCAAGTTAAAGATGCGTTAAAAGAAAAAGGGTTTGGAGGTGGATTCTTAAATAATACAAACTCTAAACTTATTTCAAGATTTGCAAGAATTTTAAAAGATGAAGCTGATCAAGAAATGTCTGATTTTATAGATGAAAAAGATAGGCCAATGACTAGATTAGAAATCAAACAAATGTATAGGAGACTTGAAGATTTATTATTCTTAGAAGTTGATATTCTTAATGAAGATGAAGTTGGTGTCAGAGTTCCTCAAATTAACGCAATAGGAATAGAAGGAGATATACCTAATCCATTTTCTGACGCAAGAAGAAAACCAAAGAAAAATAAATCTAATTCAAGTAATAATGAAATTTTAAATAACCAAGAATTATTTGATACTCCTCAATTAAAAAGTCAAAGCTCCAATGTTTTAGATAATACAAAAATAGTAAGTGATGTAGGAAATCCAGTGATGGGAATAGAAGATGGAGATTTAATTGCTATGGCAAGAACAAATACAAAAGAAGAAATTGATTCAACAAACGAAGAACCTAAGATTCTGAAGACTGGTAACGGTATTGAAAGAATGGAAACTAACTTTCCAGTAATTTATAATTTAGCTAAAAAAATTGGTATTAAATTTCCAGAAATTGTAGCAGCACAGTTTGGTTTAGAGTCTTCACATGGAGCAAAACTATCAGGTAAAAATAATTATTTAGGAATTAAAGCAACACAAAAAGAAATAGCCGATGGAAAGGCTACTTTAGTTAAAACAAAAGAAATTATTGACGGCAAAGAAGTAGTAGTAGATGCTTATTTTAAAGACTTTGATTCTTTAGAAGAAATGTTATTACACTACAAAGAACAATGGAATGATAATTATAAAGATAGAAAGGGAATTATTAATTCTAAAAATGTAGAAGAAGCAATAAAGCTTCTTAAAGCTAATGATTATGCTACAGATCCTAAGTATGATACAAAGATATTAAACATTATTAAAAGTGCAAAAGCAAACCCTTCTCTTTTTTAATAAATGACTGATCCGAAAAAAAAAGAAGATCCTGTTCTTAAAGGTTTAGGGACAGTAGATCAAGCTCTCTTTGATGCACAAGCTAAAACTATTGATGTTGTCGATAATGTTTTTTTAGGAGATAAAAGATCTCTTGATGAAATTAAGGTTAACAGACAAAAAATAAGAGAAGACTATATCAAAAAAACAAGAGAAGCCTATGATGAGATGGCTAAAGGCACTGTTGTTGACGATGTTTTAAGAGCAGGAGCTTCAGTAGTTCCAAGCTTAATTAATAGCACTAACAATCAAGTTAGAGGATTCTTTTCTTCAATTAAAGGGAATCCATACGAACCAGAAGACATCATTGATCTTGAGGCTATAAGGGTAAAAAGAGAAGGAGATGAAGAAAGTCCTGCTTATAGTATTACTCAAGGATTAGGTAAGTTTTTAGTACCGTTTGGTGTGTATAACAAAGGATTAAAAGCTGCTGGATTAGTAAATAAACCTTTAAGATTTTTTGGTGCAGGTCAGCTTACAGATGCTTTTCATTTTAGTCCTAGAGAAGAAAACCTATTTGACTTAGCTAATAGATGGAAGCCTATAAGAAATGATTTCTTTGAATTTTGTGGAGCAGCAGATGAAGACGTTCCATTTTTAGAAGCAAAATTAAGGCAGCAATTTTGTAATGGATTAGCAGGAGAAGCTATTGGTTTTGGTTTGCCTTTGGCTGGTAAAGGTGCAAAAGCAGTAACAGACAGTGCCATTAATCTTGCGTCTGGTGAAACTCTTAAAAATGTTGATGATGCAATATTTGCTTTAAAAGGTCTTAGAGATAACCCTATAAAAAGACAAAAAGCATTAGAAATTTTATCTCAATATCAAAAAACAAGTTTAGCTGAAGCTGACATTCTTAATAAAAGTAATACTGAATTACTAATTGATGAAGGTGATGAAACTATTGATCAATTGCTTTCAGGATCAAAACCGCAAAAACAACAACTTCCAACATTAGATTTATTAGCAGATACCAGAGGTAAAGGCGAGTTCTATCATGGGGCTGCTGATGAATTTGAATTAGATGCTTCAGGTCATTTCTCTACAGATACAGGAATATATGGTCAAGGTCTTTATTCAACAGATGACTTAACAACAGCTGGTAAATATCAAAAGAAAAACAAAAAGATAGCTGGTAAAGATGCTAAAAGAACTATTTATAAAGTAGAAGAAAAAACACCAATCAGATTCTATGATCTTGATCAACCTTTAGATAATAAAATTGTAGATTTTCTAAGACAAGACACTGAAAGTTTTGCGGATGGATGGGTTGATGAATCTCTTGAATTTATAGAGGGTGAACCTACTCTGGCTAAACTCTTAGATAGCATGAGGAAAGGAAGTCAAGAATGGAATGTAACTAGAACCACTTTTCAAGATTATTTAGATGACTTAAAAGTTGATTTAGGTAAACAAGGTTTTGGTGGCTTTACTCATCAAGGAGGAAAACTAGCTGGTAAAGGTAAACGTCTTCATCAAGTAAAAATCTATTGGGATCCTCAAGACCAATTAAACATAAACAAAGTAGATGTAGGTGGTGGTGGAGACCAATTAGTTGGTAGAGGAAAACCACCTAAAGCTCAAAAGTTTCCTAAAGAATTACAACCTAAAACACCAGTTGGATTTATTAATCAAGAAACAGGTGAATACATTCCTAGTCGTAAAATTCTTCCTGAAAAAGATAAAGATGCACAGCTTATTTATGACGCTATAAATTACTCAGATTTAAACGATCCAAAAGCTATAAAAACAATGACAGATCCAATGCAATTGGAACGTGTCTTAAGAATGGTTCCAGAAACTACAATTGATAATATTGAATATTTATATAGAAATTATGCTGATCAAACAAAAGAAACTCTTAGAGATTACATATTAAAAGGAGTTAAGGTACAAAGAAGAAGAGCAAGAAATATTAATAGATATATTGAAATTTTAGAAGAAGCAAAACTTACTAATAACGAGGAGTTATATAACAAAGCAAGAGATGGTTTTGCTAGACAATGGATTGAATTTAATAAATTAGTTACACCTTTAAAAGGATTAAGATCAGAAATAGCAGGTGCTGAAAGAGTTGGTCAACTTGCTGGTGATTCTGCTAAAGGTGTTGATGTTAAAGGTACAGCAAAAGCAACTACTAAAAGTGATCAAAATGTATTAGGTCAAATTCAAGCAGAACAAAAACTTATTAAAAAAGAAAAAGCTTTAAGAGAATTAATCCCTTCACCAGAACAGATACAAAAAGCTTTAGATTCTAAAGACTTAACTGAGTTATTAGACTTTACTAGAAAGCTAAGGACTGTTGGAGGAGATGCTAATGAACTTGCAAAACTATTAACTGAAAAGGGAAACAACCAACTAATAGAAGATATTTCATTTAATTTAAGAATAAGCAAAGAAGTAATGGTTAATCAATTATTAGCAGCACCTGAGACACAAAAAGTAAATATTTTCACTGGTATGATTAATAGCGTTTTGGGTCCACTTCAATATTTAAGTTATGCAGGTTTTGAAGGAGATCCAAAACTTATTGTAAGAGGATTAGCAGAATTAGTTTCTCACGGGGCAGTAGTTCCAGATTCTTTAAGAATGGCTAAAAGGGCTTGGAATCTTAACCAAAATATTATTGCACCTGCTAATAGAAAATTAGTTGGGAACAGAAGTGCTTTTAAGGAATTAGGGGAAAAAATGAAGACTGATCCACCTCAAGCAATTAAAGACTTAAACATACCTATAACAAAACAACAAATAGATTTACCTTTTAATAAAAGTATTGCACCTATTTCAATTACCAACGAATTTGTTTCAGACGTATTTAAAACTGTTGGTACTGCTGTTAATTTACCTGGTCGATTTACAACGAGTTGGGGAGATGAATTTGTAAAACAGCAGATATTACGAAGTGGAAGTTTTGCTGATTATTTAGTTGCAGGATGGGAGGCAGGTCTTAAAGGAGAACAATTTAAAACATTTATTAGTAGAGGAATGGCTGAAATAGATCAAGCAATGACAACTCAAAGTATTGATGGAATGTCAACTTTATCAAAAGGAATATATGAAAAGAATGCAAACCAAGCAATAGAAAGAACATTTACTAGATCTTTAGGAGAAGGCTATTTCAAAGGAGTAACAAAACTAGCAGCAGATGTATTAAAAAGGCCAGGAATGGATTGGCTTAACGCTTTCGTTACAACACCTGTCAACATTAAAAAATATGCCCTTAGACATTTTCTAACCTTACCTACAGCACCATTTACAAAGTATGACGCATCAAAGCCAGGAAATGTATTTCAAAAATTAAGCTTCAAAACAGGTAAACCAATTAATATAGGATTTGGAAATTTACTTAAAGAATATAACGATGCAATGTTAAGTGATGACTATGCAACTAAAGCAAAGGCATTAGGAGAAGCAAGGATAGGACAAGGATTTTTATTAACACTTGGATTATTTGCTAAAGCAAAAGATGATCCTAATGCTGAAATTGTTCTTGTTGGTGCTGGTCCAAGAAATTACAAAGCTCAAAAAGTAAGAGAAGATAATGGTGAATTACCTAACAGTATTGGTCTTTTAGAAAAAGATGAATTAGGCAATAAAGTTTATGGTTTTGACGGAAAACCAAAAAGATATTATGTGCAATTTGAAAGGTTAGATCCTTGGGCTTCTCCTTTTTCATTTATGGGTGATTACCCTGATATTACAGCAGCTTTAGATATAGAAGACGTAGAAGAAGTTGGCAACATTGCAATTGCTCTTGCTTCTAGACAAATCAAAGATGACACTTTTTTAAAAGGAGTTACAGAATTTATGGATATGTGGAGTGATCCTAGTGGAGATAAATTTGCAAGATGGCTGGCAAGACAAATTATGTTAAGAACTACTCCAGGGTTTGCTTCTGTAGGAGATATTGCTAGAGCTACAGGTATTCCAGAAGGCACTGTTAAATATTTAGATATTGCAACTTTAGGGGTGTCTAAAATTCCTATTCCAATGCCACAGACATTAGCAAGGTCAATTAAAAGATCTCAAGATTATGAATTTTATGATGAACCTACAGGTCTTACATACAAGTTAGAAAATCCAAAATTTAACAGAAAAATAAGAAAAGGTGATTTAACAAAACAAATTGAAAGAGAAGATGGATCTTTAAAAGATGAAGATAAAATACCTTTTGTTGAAGATGTTTTTAAAAAATTTGGTATTAATTTTATGAGAGAATTGTCTCTTGGAATAAATGGATGGGATGCTGATCTAGAGCCTGTCAGAAATGTATGGGATGGTAAGTTTCAACAATACCCAACTGGGTTCGGTTATAAAAACATGAACCCTATTAAAAGTAGTGAGTCAGTCAATAATCCTATATTTACATTTATGCAAGAAATAGGATATAGACCTACTCCTTTGTCAGATGAATTACTTGGCGGTATCTATTTAGATAGTAAAAACTGGGTAAAAATCAACAACTCTATACCTTTAATTAGAGATGAAGATGATGTATCTTTTCAAGAAAAACTATTAAACTATATCAACGATTCTGACGTTCAGAAAAGATTAAAAATAATTAATCAAAATCCAGAAACTATAGATTCACAAAGATCTAAAACTTTAAGAGATAAATACATTCAAGAACTTAGGAATGGATGGCACAGCATTTATAAAGCACAAGAAGAAGAAGCAATTCTAAGATGGCTGCAAGAAGAAGCTGAAGAATCTAAAGCAGCTGGAAGAGGTTTAGGTAAACTAGAAGCATACATAAAAGAATTTGAAGCTCTTAACAATGACTACACTTTCAACCTTGATCAAAACTAATCATGGCTACTAACACTGCTGCATCTTTTACTAGTCACACTGGCAATAATACTGCTGGTCCCTTCTCTATCTCCTTCAGTTATCAATCTGAAGACGAGATAGATGTAACTGTTGATGGTGTCTTAAAAACTAAAACCACCCACTACACCTTTCCATCAGCTACTACCATTTCCTTTACTTCAGGGAATCATCCGGCGAACAGTGCTGCAATTAAGTTCCAAAGAGATACAAATATAAGTGCTAAAAAAGTAGATTTTGTAGATGGAGCAATTTTAACTGAAGCTGATCTTGATACAAATACTGAGCATTTATTATTTGGTTTACAAGAAGTTCTTAATCATGTAGATACAAAAGTTTTTACTTCTAGTCAAATAGCTGCTTCTGCAATTACAGCAACTGAAGTAGCTGATGCTTCTATTACTACAACAAAATTACATGGAGATACTGTTGTAATTAATAGTGAACAAGCAGGTGCTACAGCAAATGACACTTCTTTCTTTACAACATTAGCTTCTGATAGTCGTTATTTTAAACAAGATAGTTCTGAAACTATTCTTAGTGGAGTTTCTTGGAGTTCAAGTGATGGCTATATAGCAAGTACAGCAGCTATTGATGCTCGAATTGTTGATTTAGTTGATGATGTCGGTGGTTTTGTTCCAATAGCAAATGAAACATCTTTCCCTGATGCAAACCCTGATGTTAACAATAATGCTGGTACTTTAATTAGTATTAAAGCTCTTGCTTCTAACCTTGTTTCAAATGGTAGTGGAGTAGCAACAATATCTAATGGCAACGCATCTAACAATGCAACTATTACTATTAATGGTTTAGCAAATAGTACAACTTATGCAGCTGGTTTTGGAATGATTGTAGAGACAACATCTACACTTCATACTTATACATTTCATAGACAAACACCAAAAGCAACAGAAGTGACAACAGTTGCTGGAATATCAGGAAATATAACTACAGTTGCAGGTGCAGTAACCAATATTAATACAGTTGCTACAAACATAGCAGCAGTTAATTCTTTTGCTAATACATACAGTATCGCCAGCTCAGATCCAACATCAGGACTGAATACAGGAGATCTTTATTTTAATACTACAGGTAATGAATTAAAAGTATATAACGGCAGTAGTTGGCAAGCAGGTGTAACAGCAACAGGTAATTTAATTAGTAAATCAGGAGATACTTTTACAGGCGATGTAACTCTTAATGCTCAATCGGATTTACGTTTTGCTGATGCTGATAGCACACATTACATAGGTCTTCAATCACCTAGCACGATTACTAGTAGCTTTACTCTTACTCTTCCTGCTACTGATGCTGCTGTTTCTGGTTATGTATTAGCTAGTGATGGATCAGGAACTTTATCTTGGGTCGATCCAGGTTCTAGTTCAAGTCCTACTTTTACAGGAGATGCAACGCTTACAAATGATGGAGCTTTAATTGGATTTTCAAATTTAAATGCAACTTATACAGGCAATGTAAAAACATTTACAGTTACTGTTGCAACTAAGACTGCTGCTCATAGATATAACGGAACTGGATCAAGTTCTGGATACAAGATTGATGGGAAAGAATCTCCTTTTCTAACTCTTACTCCAGGTCGTACATATAAATTTGATCAGGCAGATGGTACTAACTCAGGTCATCCACTTCTTTTCTATTTAGAAGCAGATAAGACAACTGCTTACACAACAGGCGTTACTACTAACGGTACTCCTGGTTCGGCTGGAGCTTATACGCAAATAGTTATTTCAGATACAACTCCACAGATATTGCATTATCAATGCTCTGCTCATGCATCAATGGGTAATAGCGTTAACACTAGTGGTGTTCCAAGTCTTGCTTCTACAGCAACAAAACTTTCTACAACTCCACTAATAGGTGGTGTTGCGTTTGATGGATCTGGTTCTATAAATTTACCTGGAGTTAATGCTGCTGGAAACCAAGATACAAGTGGAACAGCAGCTTTAGCAACAGAATTTACTGTTACTGCTAATAACTCAACAGATGAAACTGTTTATCCACTATTTACAGATGGAGCAACAGGATCACAAGGAGCTGAAACAGATACAGGACTTACTTATAATCCTTCAACTGGATTACTTACTAGTACAAGTTTTGCAGGGAATTTAACTGGAAACGTAAATGGCAATGCATCTGGATCTTCTGGATCTTGTACAGGTAATGCTGCTACTGCAACTACAGCTACAACAGCTACAAACATAACAGTCGCTGACGAGTCAAGTGATACAAGTTGTAATGTCTTATTTACAACAGCTGCAACTGGTGATTTAGCTCCTAAAAGTGGTACTAATTTAACCTTTAACTCAAGCACAGGTGAATTAGAAGCAGATATTCTAAAAGATAGTAAAGGCGACCTGCGTTCTATACCTCAAAATAGTCAAACTTCTTCCTATACATTAGTTTCTGCTGATGCTGGTAAACATATAAAAGCAACTAATACAGTTATAGTAGGATCAGGCACGTTTAGTATTGGTGATGCAGTTACAATTGTCAACGCATCAGGTAGTGATATAGCAGTCAATCAAGGTAGTAATGTAACTCTATATAACACGGCAGATGCATCAACAGGTAACAGAACTTTAGCTGGAAGAGGTATGGCTAGTTTAATTTGTACTAATACTAATGAATTTTACATCTCAGGTGCAGGGTTGAGTTAAAAAATGTACCTACTAATTAACACACAACACAAAGATTAATTATGAGTCCTATTCAACAAATGTTTTTAGGTGCGGGTGGTGCAGGAGTAGTTGAAGGACAACAACAATATACTTCTGCTGGTACATATTCATGGACTCCTCCAGCAGGTGTAAGTTCTGTTTCTGTTGTTGCTATCGGTGGCGGTGGAGCTGGCTCTATTAGCTCTACCGAAGGTTCACACAATGGCGGCGGTGGAGGTGCATGTGCTTATAAAAATAATATAAGTGTAGGAGGATCAGCTCTCACAGTTGTTGTAGGAGCAGGTGCAGCACCAAACACAGCAAACGACGGCGGGGATTCGTATTTTAGTACTACAACTGTCTTAAAAGCAGTTGGAGGCCATAGCCCTAAAAATAGTAACAGGCTTGGTGGTGCGTCTTCTGATTGCGTTGGTGATGGTGCATATAGCGGAGGAAATGGCAGTAACGGAAGTGGCGGTTCTGGTGGTCAAGGTTCAGGTTCCAACGGTGGAACTGGTGGTAATAGTAGTAATCCAACAACTGGAGGCTCTGCAGGAAATGGCGGTGGCGGCGGTGGAGCAGATGGTGCATCAAGTGGCTCAACTGCTTACACAGCTTCTGGTGGTAATGGTTCAAATACTGGTGCTTATATTGGGGCGGCAGGTGGCGGCGGTTCTGGGGCTGCTGGATATGGTGG